GTCGTTTCCCAAGACAAGAAAATTCCCTTGCCCGTATAGGGCTGTAAACTGCCTTGAGCAACAACACTTGCGCTCGCACTAACGCCACCCGCAGATTGAATGTAGTAATTATTGTTGGATGGAGTCAATCCAACACCAAATTGACCTGTGGTTATAAAGCGACCTGCTTCTGCGCCGTTTGGTCTAAAAATTAAAGGATATGCACCACTTGTTCCAATAGCTAGAGATTGAGTGCTAGAGCCAGTATCAATGTATGAAGTACCACCGCTTTGGTACAACCGCATAACATCATTTGTACCATCATTAACTTTGATGAAACCTGTTCCTGTAAGCGTTAATGATGTACCATTAAAAGTCAAATTAGCACTTGATTGAAAAGCGCTTGTTCCATTACCGTAAGGAATTTGGTTTGCAGTCAGCGAAGTCAAACCTGTGCCACCCGAAGCTACTGGCAAAGTTCCGGTTGTTAAAGCCGAGGTTGAAGTGGCATAAACAGCGCCACCAGAAGTAAACGCAGTAAGTCCTGTACCACCGTTTGTGGTTGCCAATGTGCCTGCAACAGTCACAGCGCCTGTGGTTGCAGTGTTGGGGGTCAGGCCGGTTGTGCCAAAGCTGATTGAGGATACATTGATGTTGCCTGCTTTGGAAGCCAACACCTGCACATTACCTGATGCATCTTTGTAAAAAAGCTTGCCATCAAAGTAGTTCAATGCCAATTCAGCGCCCGACGCACTGCTTGTCAAGTTGGATGCAGAAGGCGTGTTTCCAGTTGAGCCACTGGCGTAAATTAGTATGGGGGTGTATCCGCTTTGTGCCATGTTTTTTCCTTAGAATGCGCCGCCTGCAATGCCACCTGTGATTGTGCCATTTGCCGCGTTACAAGTTATTGACGAGTTTACCAATTGTGGCAAATTGCCGCTAGTCGCCGTTACGAAAGTTAGATAGTTTGTCGCGCCCGTAGAAGCCGCAGTCACCGCCGTGTTGACCGTGTTTGTGGCTCCCAAGTTGGCAACAGTCGTTGTGCTAGAAACAACAAAAGGTGCGGTTCCAGTCGCCACCGTATTGGTCAATTGACCAGACATGTTCAAGGTTGTCACGCCTTGGATGTAACTGCTTGCCATGTTCAGACCGGCACTACCCCATGTGAGCAATCCTGTTGTACTATTGCCGGGAGGTAACAAATAACCGGCCCAGTTACCTGTCGCCGCACTTGCTGATGTCGAATAAATCCAACCTGCACCACCGGGAACAGCAGTCGCCAACAAATTGCCTGCGCTGTCTTGAACGGTGATATTGCCTGTTGAATCGTTGTCGATCACATAAGCTGTACCTGCCAAAATTGTGTTTTCAGCAGGCAGTTTGACTGTTTGTGTGTTTGTGCCGCTGAAGTTTTGGTAGAAGGTCGCAGTATTTGTCAGCGTTGTTGTGCCGCCTGCTGTGGGCACATTGGTGTAACCCGGCGCAAAGTTGTTGAACGATGCGATGGTGCTGACGGTACTTGCTGATCCAGTGCCGCCATTGGCTGTTGCAAGCGTTCCTGCCACAGTAATTGCGCCTGAGGTCGCGGTGGACGGTGTCAAACCTGTAGTGCCAAAACTGAGTGTGGTCACAGCCACGCCAGACAGAGTTGACCACTGTGGTGCTGTAGCCCCTGAGTTGACAGTCAAGATTTGTCCTGCAGACCCGATTGCTAGAGTGCTGAATGCGCTTGTGCCTGCACCATAAACCAAAGAACCAGTCGCAAGTGTTGAAAGACCCGTACCGCCGTTTGTGACAGTCAAAGAGCCAGACACATTGGTATTGGCAGTGCCAAGAGCCAAATTGCCAAACGCAGGAGCTCCTGCGCCGCCAGAAATTAAGGCATTTCCTGATGTTCCTGCGGCAGAATAGGCATGTGCAGTACCTGTGCCATACCCAACACCGCCTGCGGTAGGCGTTGCTGTGCTGTTTGTACCGCCGTTTGCGATTGGCACGATACCAATAAGGCTCAATGCCTGCGCAGTTGTGGCGTTGGTCACAGCACTTGTGCCGTTGGCGTACATGAAACCAGTCAAACCGGTCACTGTGATGCTGTTAAATGCCTCAGAAGAGCTTCCCAAGACCTTTTCCCACACAGAGCCGTTGAACACAGCCCAATCACCAACAGACCACAAGCTGATGCCATTCAAAGTGGTTGTACCTGCAGTCGAAACCACATAGTAGTAACCGTTTGTACCGACTGATGAGGTCAATGTTGGGGTATTTGTCGCCGCATTCCATGTGCCTTGATAGGTAGTCGCGCCCGAAGCATTGGTGGTGATGCTTGTGATTTGACCTTGAGCGTTGACCGTAATCTGTGGAATAGCCAAAGCAGACCCGTAAGTGCCTGCAGAGACGCCAGTGTTGGTGATGGATGGGGTAATCGTGCCCGATCCATTGGTGATGGTGATGCCGGTGCCTGCGGTGATCGTAGACAGCGTGTATCCTGTACCATTACCAATCAGTAATTGTCCGTTTGTAGGCGTTGTATTAAGCCCTGTACCACCGTTTGCGACAGGGGTTGTGCCCAAAAGCGTCAACAGTTGAGCTGTGGTTGCGGCTGTATAGGCTGAAGTGCCATTGGCATAAGCAAAACCTGTGAGTGTTCCTGCGACACCGGTACCGCCAGAGCCTGCATTGAGCGTACCGCCCAATACCACCGCACTCGATGTCGGTGTATTTGGTGTCAAGCCTGTTGAGCCCGCGCTGAAAGTCGCAACACCTGAACCAGAGATCACTGAGCCCCAACCGCCGGTTGTGTAGGCTTCCAAAGTGCCGGTGTCGGTGTTGTAGCGGAACGCACCTTGTGCAGGTGTACCGCGCTGTGCTGTCGTGCCTGATGGCAACTGAACAAAGTTGGTGCCGGGCAGGGTTGGATTCGATGCAAGGCCAATCACAGGCACACTGGTGCCGTTGGTGACCACAATTTGGTTGACTGTGCCTTGCACATTGGTCACAGAGCCACTGCCGGTGCCGATTGTTTGCCATGTGCTACTTGCGTAGAACTCCATGGTCTGGGTATCGGTGTTGTAGCGCATGACGCCGTTGTTTGCCAAACGCTGTGCAGTGCCACCAGAAGGCAATTGAACGCCACCAGTGCCCGGCAAAACAGGATTTGACACCAGACTAATGGTTGGCGAGCCACCCACAGCATTGCCAAAAGCCACATTGATCTGATTGGTCGTACCACCGATGGCTGTTTGACTGAATGTCGAGCCATTGATGGTCATCAAACCAGTACCAGATAGACTGGACAGGTTTTGAAGGTTGGTGCTGAGGCCAAATGTGGGGTTTCCTGCGATGCCATCTGCGTTGGCGATGGTCATGCCTGCACCAACAGCCAAAAGCCTGTTGATGACCGTACTGGCCCCGTTCTTGACAATGATTCCGGTGCTCGCGGCGTTCAAACTTGCCGCCGGGCCCGTCATATTGATCTGCAGGGTGCTTCCTGCACCATTGTCAGTCAATGAAAGGCCAGAGGTGGCGCTCAAATAACGAGCCTGAGTCAGCCCTGCAGTCGATCCAACGGTCAGGAAAGGGTAATTCAGCGCGCCGGCGCCTGCAATTGCGCCCGTGGTGGTCTGCGCGGTAACACCGTTTTGAACGACAGGAACGAGCTCGGAGCCAGTCAAGGCTCCTGCTGTTGGTAGTTGGGTAATGGTTACTTGTCCACTCATGTTATTCGCTCGTCGGTGTAGATGGGTTTGGAGTAATGATGTCGTTGTTGCCCGTCTGAGTTGGTGTTTGTGTATTGCCTTCAGTGCTGATGTACCACTCGCTCGGATCGCCGCCCGGAATCTCGGTTCCAGTTGGCGTCAACACCAAACCTTCATCATCTGCCGCAACGCTGACATCGGGGCGAGGGAACTGCAAAGTAATCCGTTCAGTCTTGCGCGCAGGCAAACGATACGGGTCTTTCTCATCTGCGCAACCACGCTGACACACTTTCAGACCCGGAAAGTTTGGGTCAGGCATGGCTTCAATAATAGGACGCTTCATCTTGCATCTGTCGCAGATGAAGATCGCTATTACTGCATTGCCGGTGGTGTCGAGGAAGCGTGGCATGCTTACCTCGTGTAGACAGAAATATTCGGGGCGAAGTAGATCGGCGACTTATCGCGCTCTTCGTTCTCAGCCATGATGAAGTACTTCTCGGCTTGGCCTTCCAAGTAAGTGATGCGTCCTTGCTCGACACCGGGCAGGATCATGCTCATCTGGTGGGCCAAGATGAATTGAATGGCCTGATTCCAACGCTGAGGAATCTCAAGCTGTCCATTCAGGTCGCCAACATCGTCAATCTGACGCGAGTACCACACAGTCATCTGCACAAATGGGTCAGATGGTGTGGGCCACAGCGTGATCTTTGCTTGAGGCAATTGACGATTGAACCAGAACTGATACGGCTGATTGGCTGTGAAGTTCTTGTTGGGCAAATTCGTGTAGTCGTCGCGGTTCAAGCGCGCCATGGTGATCTCAGTCGAGTTGCAACCGAGATACCACTCATCCAAGGCCAAAGTTGTGCCACCAAACGCTTGGATGCGATAGTAGGCCACATTGGCGCCGGGATCGATGTCTTGATAAATCCACTGCCCGTTGGTCACGGTCACATTGGTGCCGGTGTACAGGGTCGTCCAGTTGGTTCCGTCGCTTGAACACTGCAGGTAGTAGTTCCATACCGCACTGCCATTGTTGGCAATGTATGGCATGAAGCCAATTGACCCAATGTATTGGGTGTTCGACGCGCCGTAGTTGACCGTGAAGTTGCCGTTGGGCGATGTTTGTTGGCAGTAAGTGTTGATGTTGCCATCAGCGATGTTGCCCACCACGCCGCCTGCGCTCGATGTATACGACCCCACAGGGCGCGTCATAGTGCGATACAGGGCGTTTAAGACATCAACCCCACCCAGAGGTAGCAAGTACTCGTATTGATTGGGCTGAAGGCCGTATACGGTCTTGTTGATTGCCCAATAGTTGATGCCTTGGTTGATGAGGTTGCTGAGGGCAAAGAAAAGCGCCTGTTTAGAGGCTTGGACTTGTTCAACGGTGAGCTCTTCCGCAAGCTTACCCGATAGACGGGCACCTTGGTCAATGAACTGCTGTACGGTGACTACAGTTTGTCCGACAGTACCGCTGTAAGCCATAAATTACCACCCTTTGTGCTTAGGATTTTTGTGTTCTGCGGTGCTGATCTTTCCACCCTTGGCATAACGACCTTTCAACAAAGCATGAATTGCTTTTGCTTCAGATGCGCCGACTTTTGGTTTTGAGCGATTGATTTCTTTGTCAACTGCCTCCTTGTTGTAAGAAGGTGCAGGTGCATCAATCAGCTTTTGTCTTTCTTTGGGCGACATATTGATTTTTGCCCATGGGTTGTATTCCATAATTTTCTCCTTTACCAACCGGGGCATTTCCAACGCTTGAGTGATGCTTTTGCCCGTTCAGCATCGCCTTTTGAATGTTCAACCACTCCCGACATTCTCGCGCAAAAACTGTCTTTACGCGAGCCGCCTTTGGGCTGTGGAGCTTTAAGGTGAGAACCCGTTTCGCGGTTGTACTTGGCGCGACCTTTTTCAGTCAATCCTGCGCCTTTTGATACCGGCAATTTTTCTTTGCGACCAACAGAAAGAGAAGGGCCACCTTCTTTTTTCTTTACTGTCTTAGCAGACTGCTTGAAAGCATCTGCAGTGGGTGCTCCTTTGCTACCGGGCTTGCGCATCTTCTCGCCAGACCCATGGGCTATCCGCTCCTGTTTAGCATGGATGTTGGCATACAAACCGCCCTTAGCGAACTTCTTGCCTTCATCAGCCTTCACAAATTCTTTGCCAACTTTTTGAGGCACACCACCTACACCACCTTTGGTGTGAGCGGCGGCTTCCATCAGTCGGTGTTGTGCAGGTGATTTGCTAGGCATGATCAGGTACCTACGCCAGTTGTTGTGTTGGCATTCTGAATCAACTTGCCAGTCACAATAATGCCTGCCGCAATAGTTCCAGAGCTTGCCGACAACTGCCACTGAATATCAGTTTTCTGAGCATAACCAAATGGATCAGCCACGCGACTTGCCGTGTAGATAGACACAAAAGGCTGTTGCAACACATTACGAGCCACGCCAGACACATTGTCTGCGGCTTGAACCTTATAGGTCACAGTCACAGTACCGGTGTAAGGGTTTGATGTGTTGGCTTCCACCCAATCCAAGAAGAAGGTGTAGCCTGCAGGCACAGTGTAAACAGTACTTTGTGAACGACCAATGCCGGGGTTAATCTGAGCCAAAGTATTGGTACTTTGTTTCAGCGTAATTGTGCCCACATTGGTTGTTTGACTGCTTCCTGCGGATGCCAAAGTCAAATTATTGATGCGGAAATAGCTGTTGACAGTCGTCACAGCAGTTGTACCGTTCAAAAACAGGGTTTCCGAAATCGGATTGAAGTTAGCGTCAAGACCGCTGATCAAAACCGATGCCGAAGTGTTGTCTGATGCAGAGCTACTCACCATTGTCAGCGTCGATGCTGAAGTTGGGTATGTGTAAGTGCTTGCGTTTTCCCAAACTGGGATAGATGTTGTGCCAACAGATGCTTGATAGCCAAAAATGCTGACGGTGCTATGACCCAAAATTTGACCACGGGCTACTTGCAGATCAAATGGTTCAGTTTGACCACCACGGGTGATCGATGAAACGATTCCATTACTCATAATATGTCCTTTTAAAAGTGAGGGGCCGAAGCCCCTCGCTTACTTCACACATTAGCCTCTGCGCTTTTTCACAGGAGACATGGTCACAGATGTGATTGTCTTCGTGACGCTACCTTTTGGCGGCTTGCCTTCCAGAGGGCCCATCATTTTTGGCATATCGGACATGATTTTCTTGCCCAATCCACCCAACAATGCGGCTTTTCCACCTTTGGCATAGCCCTTGTGAACTTGGCTCATGGCTGTATCGTGGGCATCTTCAGCATCATCGGTGTGATAGTCGCCTTCCGTGAGGTGTTTGCCCTCAGGGTTAAAGAATTTCACGCGATGCTCGCCCCAGTCACGATCCTTGTACACCTTGGCTACATGGCCCTTAGGGCCGGTGTGGGTCTTAATCAAACGCAGATTAGGTTTTTCTTGACCCCCATCTGCGTGGTGATGGACTTCGCCGCCCTTCTTAAAGGTTCCAGATTGCAAGCTGTTTGCCACAGGTTGGCTAACGAAATGCTTGGGCATAGCCACAGGCTTGCCCATAGCATTCACATTACCCCCTGTGGCGTAGGCTTTTTTTGAGGCATGCCCTCCATGCTTATAGCCACCACCATTAGCAAGCTTTACATCACCAGTTTTGGTGTTGGTTTTGCCTTTTGGAGTGGTGTCAGCAGGACGGTTTTCCCAATTGCCGCCTTCAACGGTGTCGCGTGTCTCGTACTTGTCGATTGCGCCGCCGTCAGCTTTGTGGTGCATCTTGTGATGAGCTTTGCCACCATGCTTGAAGCCACCTGCATTGCTCATGCGAACGCCGCCAGTGGCTTTAGAGCCGCTGAATTTGTCTGCAGTGTGCATGTCAGTGTTTTCGTAATAGTGCTCATTGCCTTCAATGGTGCCACCCAAGCTGATCTTGCCGGAGTTCATGCTCTTCTTGGAGTCACTAGGGATAGTGTTTCCAGTAGAACCGCCTTCAGCAAAATGATGCTTTTTGTGAGCGTGACCGCCATGCTTATAGCCTGCGGCCTTACCCAACTTGACATCACCAGTCTTGCCACTGGTGTGATCGTGGTGCTCACCGTCGTGGATGTTGTTGACAAAGCGTTTTGCGTTGCCTTCAATGGTGGTTTTGGTTTCGTCGCGATCAATTTCGCCACCAGATGCATAGCTACCGCCCATGCACATCTTTTTGTGGTGAGCAAGCATGCGCTTGGCGTGAGCAGAACCGCCATCAGCCTTGCACATCTTTTCATAGTGCTTGCACATGGCTTTGTGGTGCTCATGAGAGCCCTCAGGATGACCAGAAGTCTTATGAACTTTGCCACCGTGAGCGTGGTGAGCCATGCCACCATGCTTTTTGTGGTGAGCATGTGCCATGTCCAAAGCTTCGTGGTGGTGAAGTTCTTTTTCGAGCTTCTCGATCATCTTATGATCTGCAGAACCGCCCTTCTTCATGCCGCCAAGAGCTTTCTTGACCATCATGGCGCGAGCCATGCGTTGCTGAGGAGTCATTTGACCCAAAGCCGCTTGACCCATAGGCTTCATGCCACCTGCAGGAGCACCCATTGCGCCGGGCATAGCACCGGGCATAGCGCCTCCCAAAGCCTTGTGAGCAACTTTGCCACCCTTCTTGTACATCTGGGGGTTCATTGCCTTCACACGAGCCATCATGGAAGGCTTCTTGGGGGCCTTACCGGCCTCAGAAGCAAAAGCCTGATGCATACCACCCATGGCATGGTGTTGCATAGCCTTGTGACCATGCTCAGAATGCTCTTTGTGGTGCTTGGCTTTGACTTTGCCACCTTTTTTGAGCTTCAAGGACACTGAAGGCTCATCGGTGTACATCTTCACCATTGGTTTGAATTCAGACATGACAGCCTCCTATTAAGCTTGAGTCACGCCAAGAGCACCAGTGCGAGTTGCATTGGGGCCTGCGGCGATACCGGGCAGTGCGATGACAACCACCAAACGCTTGATGCCGTTGGTGGCGCTAGATGGGATGTAGGTGCCACGAACATCACCGGTGATCGAAGTTGCAGGGTTGGTCATGTCAGCAACTGCAAGCGTACCTGCGTCGTTGGCAAGGGTATTGTTCCAACCTGCGCGAACAATGTAGCCTGCATCAAACACACGCAATGGCAAACCGAGTTTGTCGGTAGTACCAACAGTCACTGCGGCGCCAGAGCCACCACCTGCACCAACCACAGAAGCGATCTGATAGAAAGCTTTGTTGCCGGGTGTAGTTGCGTTGGCAACTGTGGTGATTTGCTCAGTCATTGGTTGACCGTAGTAGTCATAGCCCGACACGGTGTAGGTGCGAGGTGTACCACCTGATGTCAAGAAGATGGAAACAGCGCGAGGCGTATCCAACTGAATGACAGTTGTACCGTCGGTGCGCACCACAGACTTGGCAGAAGTACCTGCAGTCAATGTCAATGCGCCTGCGGCGGCAGGAGTTTGCGAAGCGGCAATGTTTGCGGCTTGCAGAGTTTGAGGGATTACATCCCAGACATACTCACGACCCAATGGGCCCACGCCAACTTCCATTGGAGATGGATCGCCAAGGCCAGAATTACCTGAGGCATAAATTGTGATTGAGCCAGTTGCAGACGAAGATTGGCTCAAGGTATAAGTACCAGTGCCACCTGCGCCAGTCAAAAAGGCAGAAATGTAAGAATTGGCGGTGATACCAGTGCCGGAAACATATTGTCCCAGTACCAAAGTGTCACCAGAGAGCATCGATGTCACAGTCATCGTGGTGCCAGTTACGGAACCAGTAATAACGGCTTCAGCGTTCGTGTTGTTTGTACCGATATAGCCTTGGGCAGTACCCAAGAACAAGTCATCACTAAATTGAGGCATTTTTTTCTCCTTGTGGCTTGAACCACTCAGGTTTCAAAAAAGGGTGGGTTTTTAGGCCCACCCCACATTTTTTACATACCGGGCGTACCGTATGCACAGCGTGGGTCAGTAAAGCCCACAGCGTAGCGCTCAGTAGCCTTGTAACGCATAGTGTCAGTTTCGAAGTCGCCTTCCATGGTTTTCTCCAAACGACGACGCATCAAGAGCTTGAAGCCCTCAGGAGCGTCGGTTTGAACCCACCATGCAGTAGCGGAAGTCAAACGAGACAGAACAGCGGCACCTTCGTCAAGCAAACCGATAGATTTGATTGGGTTGATGTCGTTGTTTGCGTTACCAGTACGCAGAACAGATTTCAACAACACTTCAGCTTGGAAGATATTGCCGGGAGCCACGATCAATTGACGGGGCACCAAGCGAATACGCTTGCCGTTGTTGTCCACTGCTTGACGGATTTGAATCAACATCTGTTCGAGAGATGTTTGAGACAACACGGCGGCAGTAGCCAATTGGTTGCTGAAGGTACCGTTGACGATTGGGTGTGCAGTGTTGATCAAAGACACACCGTCGCCGCCGGGATAGGCGCTGTTGAAGGCCGTATTGAGAATGTTCGCAGACAACAATTCTTTGGTTTCCACCAAGGATTGTGCCAAGTGACGAGCATAAACTTGACCGATACGGATGTGGTCGCCGTCTTCAACGAGAACCTTGGTCAAAGCGAAGGCCAAGCCATACACTTTGTAGAGGTAACGCTGTAAGAACAACACGCCACCTTGCTGATAGGTCACTGGAGTACCGTCAGGCAATTGTGGAGCGGCGCCGAATCCATACAGGACAGGCTCTTCGTGGTAGTTACGAGGAATACCATCTTCCTCACGGAAAACGCGTGACCATTCGTCAGCGCGTTGATCATAGACTCCGTCGAAACATTCGTTGAGAATTGGTTCAACAATCGAACGGAAATCCGTACTTCGCATTGGTGCGGCCATGATTTAGCTCCTTTTAAGCAATAGCAGTTACAGCACCGAAGAACTGTGACTGTGCGTTAACGACACGAACGATGGTGTAGGCATCGCCCCACGCATTGTCCACATAGGGGGCCAAATCAACGACACGCATTTGACCTTGGACGGTATTACCGGCGGCAGTAGCAGAGCCCAAAGTGGCTTGCGACAGACCTGTGGTAGTAGAGCCTGCGGTCACATTGGTGAAGTTGTACTCGTTACCGATGGTAGTCTGAGCCATTGAGCCGTCAGCTTGGATTTCGTACACGATGTTTTGGTCGTTGTAGAAATAAGCAACGCAGGAACCGGTGGTGTACGCGGTGCTTGCAGGCCAATAGTTAGAGATACGACGGCGACCAGTTGTATCAGTCCACTCAACGCCTGCAAAGGCGCCAGACCAAGCCACGGCAGAGCCGGAAGCAGGGTTGGTTGTCAAGGGGATGATGACACCGGCTGATGCTGAATAAGCAACAGGTTGGCCTTTCAAAATGTTGTTTGAATAGCCAGAGGTAATTCCATTAGCAAGCGCTTGGGCGCGATCCAGACCAGAAGGGTGGAACGCAGGGCGCAAACCAAATGGAGCTGATGTACTAGACATATGTTTCTCCTAAGAAGTTAACCCGAAAAGACGGGCATTTTGTTTGGTTGCTGATCAAAAGAGCCCATACCTTCGCCTTCAACTTGTACCAATGGACGACCTGAGCTGTCACGCCCCTGCAGGCTTTCCATTTGAATCTTGACTTTCTCTGCTTCTTCACGAGGTTTGTCGTGATGCATGAGGGTCATGACCTCTTGGAAGAGCTCCATAGGAAGCTTGAACAGCAACATTTCGTTGCATGATATGTAGCCAACATGCTCACCTGACTTCACTCGATAATCTTCATAACCGGGCAACTCTTCCGACTTAACGGGTACATAGCCGAGGCGAATTCGCTTATCAATGCTGTCATAGCTGTTGGTTGTTGAAAGCCAGCAAAGGTGCCACCCGTCCATTTCGGGTAACTTAGGCAATGCTGATTGCGTCCACTCCTCACTCCACATCTTTCGGCGTTCCTGTGTCGAAGCGAACTTTTCTTGAGGCGCTACGCGTCCTGCTTCCCCGTTTTCACGGTCTTGGCGTCCGTTAGCGTTCAAAGATTTTTTGAGTCTAGATTCCATAATGTTTTCCCCTTAGATTAGTTGTTACGGTTTGCGCGATCAAACGCAATAAAGTTTTTGATCATGCGAGCTTTTCGCTCAGGGTTGTCCCAAGCACCCGCGTCCTTCATAGCTCTCACCCTTTCAGGTGAAAGTACAAATTGGGAGCGGTTAGAGCCCCCATATGCCGCTGATGCTTCTCGTCCTGAGCTAGTCACAACATTCCTTGGTCGTCTGACATTACGATTTCCGTCGTCATTGTTTCCATTGTACCTATGAGGCAATTCTTTTTGCAAACGGCTATCAAATTCTTCCCAATATTCGGGATCAGCCGGATTCCAACCTTGATTTGCCATGATCTCATCGACCTTTTTGGCAATCTTGCTGTCAGAGTCATTGTTGGCAGGGTTGTACCAACGGTTCTTGTTCATCCAGTCCTTTGCAAGGCGCTGAACTTGTGGGTTTGCAGGGGGCGCGTCATTGGGTTGCTTCAAATTGCGCTCTGCTTGGTTCTTCAACTGACGCAAATGCTTGACTTCCTCTTGAGCATTCATCATCAGCGTCTGAGCCGCCACCATAGCCTGTCCATCGCCGGCCTGTGTGGCCTCTGCGATCTTCATTTTGGCGTATTCAAGGCGCGTCATCGCGTCGTCAGCCGCTTTATCGATCTTGACGACCTGTTCGGCCTTGGTATTGCGCTCTAACTGGTTCAAGCGGCGCTTGAATTCCTCGTTTTCACGCTGTAATTGTTGAAGACGGACATCTTTTTCCTGATTTGTCTTGCGAATCAGGTCTTTTTTTGCCCGGCGACGGTTGCGTTTTGCGTCACGCACCTCTGCGCTGTCATTTGGGTTGTCTGCATCCGCGTCATTGGCCTCTTTTGCACGATCAAACCCGTTTTGTTCTTCAACAACTTCAGGTTCGAGCATTTTTTCAGGCACTTCGACGGTTGCAGAGCCGTCATTTAGCTCTTCAACTTCGATATTCTCTTTAGCTTCTGCCATGTTTTTTCTCCTTACACATAGGCTTTGAACGAAAGCGGGTCATCAGTGACCTTAGCAATCAGTTCGTGGTCGTTAATCGTCATGAATAACACGGGTTCTTGAAACTCTTGGTCGGCTTCCGATGGGACATTGCGCTCCCAACGATCACCACCCCACTTTGGAACCCGTACAAAGTCACCAATCTCAGCCCATGAGCCCTCAGGCCATGGTTGCATGGTGTCCCTGTTCTTGAAAGCAAGCGGCCCAATTGCCACG